AGACAATGGCAATACCGGATCAGGCAAGGGGCATTATAGTTGTAAACAACGAAAGCATGGAGCGGGCAAACACATTGCTGCTCGATATTCGGGCGTTGAGAAAAGAAGTCGAGGCAACATTCAAGCCGCTGGCACAGAAGGCATTTGAAGCGCACAAGGCGGTTAAAGCACAATGGGATAAAGCCGAAGCCCCGTTGAAGGAAGGGGAGGCCATATTAAAATCATCCATCAGGGCATATATGGACGAGGTGGAACGGATACGCCGGGAAGAGGAACGCAGATTACAAGAAATTGCCCGTAAGCAGGAAGAGGAGCGCAGGTTGGCGGAGGCATTGCTGGCCGAGGCCGAAGGCAACAAAGAAGAGGCACAGGCTATACTCGATGAGCCTGATTTTGTCCCCATGCCTACCGTGAAGGCCGACATACCGAAAGTGGATAACAGGCTATTCAGGAAGGTCTGGAAATTCAGGATTGTTGATGAAGGGCAGATACCAAGACAATATATGACCCCTGATATGGTTAAGATCGGTGGAGTTGTCCGGGCTATGAAAGGCGTAACGAACATCCCTGGTATTCAGGTGTATGAGGAATAACGAGGAGGGCATATGCACGAAATAGGAAAGGATACGATAGGGATAGCAAGCGGCTTAATCAAGACACTGCTTACCATGTATAAAGAGGAACTACAGGCGGCATATATGAAAGAAGATGGCAGCCTGTCGGTTGCGTTATCTCTGAAATTCAAACCGTCCGATGATGGCGGCGTTGAGGTGGATGCAGGGATTAATTTTGTTACCAGCAGGGTGAAGGATAATATCAGCCGGTCAGTGGTGGAAGGACAGGAGGAATTATTCACTGAAGAAAGGGTAGCAAGTTGATGACATTCACTTGGATATTAGTTGTAATGGGCATAATAGGGGTTATCCTCAACAACCATAAACGCATTGAGTGTTTCTATCTATGGGGGATAACCTCGGCGTGTTGGTGTGTTATCGACTGGTATCATGGAATATACAGCCAGTCGGTTCTATTTGCGATTTATTTCGGCTTGGCAGTTCATGGGTGGTGGAAATGGAGGAAGGAAAAAACATGCTGAAGAAAAAACTCGAACTTAATTACCGTAGGGCAGTTATAGCAGCAGAGGGCAGCAGATTCATACGCTGTAAATTCTGCAAACACAAACAGGTTATGGAAATCAGGGGTATTGGCGGCAACCCCATAGGGCATGGGCACAGATGCGACATTATGGGCTTAGAGAACAGCAATAGATATGTTGTCCAGGACGATCATGTATGCGACGGATGGGAGGCAGGGAAGAGATGACCCTTGTATGCTCCAAGTGCGGATCAGGCAACATTGTCGATGATATGGACTTCGGTAATCGCCTTGCATATAAGAAATGCCTTATGTGCGGAAGCATAGCAATTAAAGAAGAAATCAAAATAAAGGAGGTAACAGAAGATATGATGCCGAAAACAATAATACCGGAATCGGGTATGTATAATCGCCTGGAAAACATAAGGCAACAAACAGGCGAGAAGCTCGTTGACTTCTGCCACAGAGTCGGCATATCAAGGTCACAGTGGCACAACATAAGAAATTCTCATCCGTTGGGCGTGGCAGTTATCGCCCGTATTGCTGACAATTTGAAAATTAATTATGACTGGATGGTACGTGGAACGGGCCCGGCGCCGGATAAGATAAATAGGATTGCACCTGAGCCTGTTCACGACGCCGGATATCCGTTGCCGGAAGAGAATATATCAGATGGTGGGAAGGAACTCAACGAGGTAAAAACCGTTGATAGCCAAGAGTCTACAGAGGGTAAAAAGGAAGCGGTGGGAAGCGGTAATAAGGCCGTCAAGGTGCTTGAGATGTATGAGATGAAAGATAATCACAGACTTGCGACTATCGGCATCAAAGACGGTAAATATCAGCATGTCTATGTCGAGGGGGTTGATAAACACAAATGGAGCTATGACGATGTGATGTTTCTGGGGGAAGTTGCTCAGGAGATAAAGAGGCTGGTGGAACCAAGTAAAGCACAGAGGGGATGATGGCACGATATCAAAAGATACATAGCCAGATATGGCAGGATGAAAAATTTATAACGCTATCTCAGGATGCTAAATTATTATTTTTATATGTTCTAACATCTCCGCATTCTAACTCAATCGGGTTATATGTCCTGCCAAAACAATATATTCTGGCCGATCTTGAATGGGATGCGAAACGGTTAGCGAAACCGTTCAAGGAACTGTTAGATAAAGAGATAATTTTGTATGATGAAACAGTTAGAATTATCTGCATAAAAAACCAACTTAAACACAACCCCCTTGAAAACGAAAATCAGACAAAATCTATCGCAAAAATAATATCAACACTTCCTAAATCTTCAATATATTCAAACATATTGGAACAGTTAAACAAACGGTTTCATGAACCGTTGAGGGAACAGTTAGCCAAACTGATACCGCAACCAGAAACAGAAACAGAAACAGAAACAGAAACAGAGAATATACGCGCACGCGCGACCCCCCCTCCCAAACAAAAATATTTGGATTCTGTCTTTTTAACTGCTGACGAATATGACCGACTCAAGGAGGCTATGGGCCAGAAGAGCCTTGACCGGCTTATTGAGCAGTTGGATTATAGCATCACCGTGAAATCAGGGCATTACAAGGATCACAACAAAACCCTACTTAACTGGTTTAAGCGAGGGTACCACAACAACGGGAACGGCAGACATGCTGAGTATTCCGGAGGCCGTGTGCCAGAAGAACCGGACATGATTGACCGTGCCTTGAGGGGTGAAATATGACGCAGATTGTACACTGGAAGAATATCGTCGGCGAGGATAATCTCGACACCTTCACAAAGATACAGAAGGCCATAATCTTTGCCGAGCGATCAGGGCAGACAGAAGCAGACGTGTTTGTCAAGATGAAAGACCGCGAGGATAACGTCGAGATGTGGAAAACCAAGCGGAAGCTGATGCGTTTCTGTGGGTACGACAATAAGGGCGAGAAAGTGGGATGGTTTAAGGCCGTGCTCGATGGGAATGAATTAAAATTCCTGACCACAGCACATGAAGGCAGGGTTTATATTACCCTGTCCAGCTTTCTGGACATGAAACGGGAAAGACAGCAGGACGCAGACGAGGCCGATTATTACGGCGAAACACAGAAATTAATCAAGGACTTGGCACATGCGAAGCCGATCAACGGCGATGGCAGACGCAAACATTACCCTGTCAGGCAACGTGCTGATCTGGACGGCTTTACCCATGAGGAGGATTGATGACTCAGACATTTACGATTCTTGGCGATCCAAGACCGCAGGGAAGACCACGATTTTACAGACGAGGTAACTTTGTCGGGGCCTATGACCCGAAGAAATCACGGGAATACAAACAGACGCTTGCTGCTCAGATTGCCGCTCATAACCCCGAATACATACCGGAGGGTGCAATCTCTTTAGACTGTGCGTTTATTTTTGCGCGTCCCAAGTCGCTGCCCAAAAAGGTGGTAGACCATACCAAAAAACCTGATTTGGATAATATCATCAAGGCGTTAAAGGATGCCATGACTGGTATTGTCTGGAAGGATGACGCTCAGATAGTGTCATTGACTGCCCGGAAGGAATACGGGGACGTGCCCCAAATATGGGTTAGGGTTAAGGCATAATGGCAACGGGCAAAAGGCTGGCAACATTAGGGACTAAAGTGTCTGTGCTTGATACGCGCTGTGCCTCAACGCTACCAGCGGTAGAACGCATACGAGGGTATAAACTAACTCAGATCAGGCAGCGCATATTGTTGCGAGATGAGTATACTTGTCAGCGATGCGGGTGTGTGTCGGTTGATCTTGAAATAGACCATATCTATCCGCTGCATTTGGGCGGCAAAGAGGCTGATGAGAACCGGCAAGCGTTGTGTAAAGGGTGTCATGCGCTGAAGAGTGAGCGAGAGGCGAAAGAGAGGGGGGGCATTGAATCTCTGTGATATCGGCGGTAGCGTAACCGTGCGGGCTTTCATTCACAGAATTTTTTCAGGGGTATGATTTATAAAAACGGAATCAAAGGGAGAAAAAGCCAAATGAAAACAATAAAGTTAAACTCAATCCGGCTAAACCCCGATAACCCAAGATTGATTAGAGATGGTAAATTCAAAAAGCTGGTGGAATCAATCAAACGCGACCCGGAATTTCTGGAAAAGCGGGGCATCGTTCATGCCGACGGCGTGATCCTGGGCGGCAACCAGCGGTATCTTGCCATCAAAGAGGCGCTCAAGGATGACGCTTTCCGGGGCGGTCTGCCGAAAGGTGAAATCCCGGCGTCTTGGGTTCAGGACGCATCGGACTGGCCAGAGGAAAAACGGCGGCGGTTTATCATTCTTGACAACACTTCTTTCGGGGAAATGGATTTTGACATCCTTGCAAACCTATTTTCCGATTTACCGCTGGTGGACTTGGGCGTTGATTTGCCGGAGGATTGGCTTGTGGAAGAGAAGACCGAGCCTGCCGACGCGGAGCCGCAGATTGACAAGGCCGAGGAGTTGAATAAGGTCTGGCGCGTGAAACCGGGCGACCTGTGGCAGATCGGGGAGCATAGGCTACTATGTGGCGACTCGACGAAAAAAGAGGACGTGGGGCGGGTTATGGGGGAAACATTGGCAAGTCTGACGTGGACTGATCCGCCGTATGGTGTGAAATACGGCAAAGAGGTTGATGGGATGCCATATAGGAAGCGGTCTATTAAAAACGATGACCTGCCTCGTAATGAAATGATCAATTTAATCCGTGGGGCCTTCAAATTAGCAGCAGAGCATTCCGTTAAAGGTGGCGCGATATATGCAGCAGCAGCAGCAGCAGCAGGCGATATGCTTAAAATGGCCATCGATTCCTTTGAAGATTCCGGATTTACATTTAAGTGGCAACTTGTGTGGGTGAAGGACTCCCTTGTTCTATCAAGGGCGGATTATCATTTCAGGCACGAGAACGTTCTTTATGGTTGGAAAGAGGATGGGGCGCATTTCTTTATCGACGACAGGAAGCAAGACTCGGTCTTTGAATATCCTAGACCGAAAAAGAGTGAAGAGCATCCCATGATGAAACCGATTGATTTGGTAATGCACATGATTAAAAACTCAAGCAAGGTGGGCGACACGGTTTACGATCCTTTCAGTGGGTCGGGATGCACAATCATATCGTGCCAAAACTTAAAGCGCGTTTGCCGATGTATAGAACTGTCGCCGGATTTCTGCGCGGTCATTTGCCAAAGGATGACCGACGCGTTTCCCGGAATTGAAATCAAGAGGCTTCCCTAATGCAGACCGCGTCTTGACGCGCCAGCTCTATTTGGGGGTGGAATAGATGAACGTTGAAACCAAACAAGTGAAGCTGTCCCTCAATCGTTTATCTTTGCAGGCAACGAAGATGATGCAAGAGCAAGAATCGGCAACAGTGTACCGCCTAATCTTATGAAAGCAATCGCAGAACATATCAAGATAAATATCCTCCAGCGCATGACCGATGCGTTTCCGGGGATTGAAATCAGGAGGGTATCCTAATGGCACGCGGAGGTTTCCGCCCTGGCGCCGGGCGTAAAAAAGGCACAGGCAAGAAAGAGAAAACGGAAACAAAAAAAACGCTTCCAACCCATGAAACCGAAGAGAATCGCAAGCTCCGGGAACTGCTGTCGTATGACCGGAAGGCGAAGGCAAAAATTTACCATGAGTTTGTAAATCGTCTGGGCAAAGGGGATGCCCTATCTATCACAGAAAAGAAGTTCATGGACAAAATCGGGGCTGAGTTATCGGCGGAGTTGAACAAAGCTGAAAGGATAGAGGCGGCAGCCGAGAACCTTACTCCCCTCGAATACATGCTGAAGGTTATGAACGACCCACAGGCTGAAAAAGAACGGCGCGACCGTATGGCGCAGGCAGCCGCGCCATATATCCACGCGAGGGCAGGAGAGGGGGTAGGCAAAAAAGATGAAAAAGCAGAGAGGGCAGAGCGGGCGGCACAGGGTAAATTTGCGCCCGGCAAACCGCCGTTAAAAATTGTGAAATAGGAGGAATTAAAAATGGACATCAAAAAACATTTGGAAATTTTGGGTTTTAGAGTAACAGACAAAGTAACAGGTCTAACCGGTGTCGCCGTTTCGGTATCATTTGACCTGAATGGATGTATTCAGGTAATTGTTAACCCGGGGCTGGACAAGGACGGCAAAATGGGGGAATCCGTTTGGTATGACAAAAATAGACTTGTAATTATAGGCAATCAGCGAGTCATGGAACCGCCCAATTTTGATGTCGGTCCAGTCATAGAAGGGAAGCAGGGCGCGGCAGAAAAACCAAGTTATTTCAAGGCGTAGCCTATATGACCCACTCTACCGCCTGCATTGACTGGCAAAAACGCATTATGAAAGGTGAATCCCTTATACCACCGCCCCTCTTCCCTCAAGAGGCGGACAGTGCCCTTTCAGTGTTTAAAGAATTGCGCCTTGTGGACGTGCTGAACAGGCCGACATACGGCGAAATCGGGCGGCAATGGGTGTTTGACTTTGCGGCGTCCATATTTGGAGCATATGACACGGAGTCAGGGCGGCGGCTTATCATGGAGTTTTTTCTCCTCGTATCAAAGAAGAACAGCAAATCAACCACAGCGGCAGCCATTATGCTTACTGCTCTAATCCGTAATTGGAGAGACTCAGCAGAGTTCCTTATCCTCGCCCCTACGGTAGAGATCGCCAATAACAGCTTCTACCCTGCCCGTGACATGGTGAATGCCGATAGGGAACTATCTGACTTAATGCATGTTCAGAACCACTTACGGCAAATAACGCACATGAGAACCGGCGCAACCTTAAAGGTTGTTGCAGCCGATAATGAGACCGTAGGCGGCAAAAAGGCGACAGGTATATTGCTTGATGAATGCTGGCTATTCGGGAAACAACCGAATGCTGAGAATATGCTCCGTGAGGCTTGCGGCGGGCTTGCATCGAGGCCGGAAGGCTTCATAATATGGCTGTCAACACAATCCGATGAAGCTCCGGCGGGCGTGTTCAAACAGAAATTGGACTATGCAAGGGGCGTGAGGGACGGGAGGATAGACGATAACCGTTTCTTACCCGTCATCTACGAGTTTCCAAAACATATTCTTGATACAAAACAGCACCTTGATCCGAAAATGTTCTATGTCACAAATCCAAACCTGGGCGCGTCCGTTGACGAAGAATTTATAATCAGGGAATTTAAGAAGGCAGAAGAACAGGGTGAAGAGTCCATGCGCGGTTTCCTTGCCAAACACCTCAATGTTGAAATGGGGATGAACCTCAAGACACACAGGTGGGCCGGTGCGGACTTTTGGGAAGAGGCGGCGGGGAAAGTCACCCTTGATCTGATCCTTGAACGCTCCGAGGTGGTTGTGATTGGAATAGACGGCGGCGGGCTTGATGACCTTTTGGGGCTTGCCGTTATCGGCA